CTACTTCAATGCTCTTAACTCAGATTTTATCCGATCACCTAAACGACCTGGGAACTTGATTACTACGCGCCTACCAGCATTAATTTTTTCCGCCAAATCAGCTAACTCCTTAGCATTTCGATGCTCCCATCCCTTGGCAAGGCCCCATGTTAGAATCTCCCCATGATCCAACTCAACACCTTCTGATTTCAGGAAGTTAAGCATTTCTTTTGTCCTACTCTCATCCAATGGATGGGACAACATACCTGCTGATGAGTTATTGATACTATTCAAATGATCCAAAGCTCTTTCTAAAATCTTACGCATAACACCTCCGGCCAGCATAAAAAACGAGCGGAAAAGAATTTAATATCAATAAAGTACATACACCTAACTCAATAAACTTGCACGATATTCCTTAGATTAAATGCCTGTAGAGAGCGCTTCCAAACGCTGCTTGTAGTCATCACCCATTTCAAACGCAAAATCCTCATGCTCTGCCTGCCATGTACCAAAGCTCATCAAGCTAGCGATCGCCGGGTCTATCTTATTCGCTGATTTTTTCTTATTTGGTTTGATATTAGCGTTGGCATCAGACTCCATCACAACATTACCCATCGCCCAAGACAAAACGGGATCACCGTTATGGCGAATCACTTTGCGGTTAACGAAAACCTCAAGAGACTTCGCCACCGGGCTAAATCGCATATAGGTTTGCGGGAACGGCTCGACATCGAGGCCCGCCCCCTGTAACTGCGTCCGCAGGTGCGTAGCGTTCCAGGTATCGAACCCTACCAGACGAATAGAAAAACGCTCTGCATCATGTAGGATGTCATCGCGGATGCGATCATAGTCGATACAATCCCCAGGCGTCGTCCGAATCCACCCAGCCTTAACCCATTGTCGATACACTGCCCTGTTTTTGTTAGCGGGATTTTGTAGTTGGGCTTCTGGCAGATAGTGACGGGTTAACAGTAGTAGCTCACGGCCAGACGGGAACGTATAGCAAACGCTGGTAATATCGTTGGTCGAAGAGAGATCAAGACCGGCGTAACACTCCATCCCGGCTAAATCATCCTCGGAATAATCATCACGACAGGCCTCCCATGCACCACTCCCCATCCATGGTGTTTCACCCTGGCACCAGATATTAAAGCGCTTGGTCAGCATCTCTACCCACTGCGAGGGAATGCCTCGAGCCTTCTGAATAGTATTTGCCAACGCATCAGCATCAACAGAAAGATTTAGGTTAGGGTTCGCCTTTATCCACATCGCCGGATCATCGACCTCATTTTCGTCATCCAACTCATAAATCAAGGCAAACAGAGAGTCGTTCTGTTCATCACCATCAAGGATCTGACAGCAGTAGTCATAATGTTGTTTACAGGCCGATACAACATTGCTGCCCGCCGTTGTAATTGCAAATAGCAGGCCCTCAGGACGTGCCCCCATCCCCAACTCAAGCGCTGAATAAACCGCGTTATCTGGGTGTAGATGATACTCATCCACTATAGCCAGGCTAGGGTTAGTCCCCTCAATCGTGGCTGCCTTGGCCGCTAACGGCTTCAACAGACTATTCGACTTGGCATACACCATCTTGTGTTGCTGAATAGTCAGCCGTTTACGCAATGGCTTCGAAAGTAAGCTCATCTGGCGGGCATCATCAAACACAATACGGGCCTGATCGCGGCTCACAGCTGCGGTATAGATATCCTGCTGCCCTTCCTCCATCACCAGGAACCAATTTGCCAGGATCGCCGCTGTCGTTGATTTAGCATTCTTACGTGGAACCAGCACAAAGGCGCTACGGTACTTTCTGCGCCCCGTGGCCTCCACCTTAAACCCTAATATGTTGGCAAACGCGAATTGCATCCACGGAGCCAGCTCGATAGGCTGGCCCCGCAGCGGGCCTTTTACGTGAGGACAGAGCCGAGAGAATGCAATAAACCGCTCTACAGTCGCCGTATCGAACACATAACGGGGGTCATTCAGGTCTGAAAAGTACCTTTCCACGGACTGTTTTACACGCCTACAGGCCGGAATTTTGCCCATATTTATTGCGTTTGCGTACTCATCCCAGGCGGTCAAGCTCGTCTTCCTCTTCCGTCTCCACCGGGTTACGGCGGCGGCTTACCGGATCAAAACCCAGCAGCGACGACATTTTTATCATGATTTTTTCTGCGTCTGATTTAGCCTTGAGTGCCGGATTACTCGTTGCCGCGCCGCGAGAACCTTCGACTGTAAAGCCACGCCGGGCAATATCTGCTACCGCCTTTCGATACATTGAGTAGTTGACACAATACAGTTCTAGGCTGTTCCAGTCGGCAGGGGATAAATCGCCGCGTTCGGCAAGTTGTTTCGCTTTCATCTTCCACTGCTGTACCGCAATTTCATCGAGATAGGTAGGGGGCTTAGGTGGTCTTGCCATAACTAACTGTTTCCTTATAGCTTTCTGCTGTCAAAAAAATCACCGCGCGTAAAAATTTGAGGAGGCAGGCGGTGCCGAAGGGCGAGGGGTTTTGTCATGTAAACACCCCCCGCCCCATCAAACGCTTATCAACGGTTACGAAAGCACGCTGCCAACTCCCTATCACGCTGACGCTTCGCCTCCACAGAATGGCGCTCATCGCCTCTGCAACGGCCTTGCATAAAGGCATCACGACAACGAGCCAACGCCCTATACAAGCGGGTAACTTCGGCTTCATTCATGAACATCACCACACATCCAATGGCGCCGCTCTCTGGCCTCATCCTCCTGCATGCGATATACACCGGCCTTACGCTGCCGCTTAGTAATGGGATCGATCTTCACTGTCTTGCGATTATGGCAAGCGTGGCATAGTGCTTGATGATTACTTGCAGGCCAGAACAGAACATCATTCCCTCCCTGAATCGGGATAATGTGATCCACGATGGTAGCGGGCGTATACTGCCCATCACTTAAGCAATGCACACACAGCGGATTCGCCTTAAGGAATTGGAGCCGGTATTTCTCCCAGGCGTTGGAGTATCCACGCTCACGCCGACTACCACGTCTTTCATCCTGAATCTTTCTGGCTTCCCGCTTATGCTCCTCGCACTTGCCAGACCTTACCCGGCGATTACAGCCAGGTTCAGTACAACGACGTAATGGCTGCCAAGGCATCAGCACACCCCCAAATCACGATATGCTGACCACAGAGCGGAAATGGCCAGTGGCACCTCTACTTTTTCCACCTCGTCAATCATGCTGCGATTTTCATACAGGTGAGAGACATACATCAGGCATCCCACTTTAATAGCTGGGGTGAACACCAACTCGACATCAAACCGTTTACCGATATGCGTTTGGCAAACCTCAAGGGCCGCTGCGATATACATCTGAAGCAGCGCATCCTCTTCGGTCATATCCAGCTCAAGACGACAGTGCTGCTTCACTTCATTAAGCGTAATTTCTGGTGCAGTCACTTAGCACCCCCTTTGACTTCCACCGTCTGTTGCCATGCCTGGCTGAACTCATCCCCGCCATTACGTGGCGACATTCCCTCACGCTCACGGGCTTCATTCGGACACATCACCCCAGACTTGATCGCCGTCTCATAGCTCTGGAACCGCTCTTGCGGGTTAGCGCGTAACAGGTCAGCCGTGTCAAACTCGATGCGATAACGTACCCCAGGCGTATTTGTGGCCACCAGCAGAGAGGATTTAAGTTGTTGCTCAAAGTTGGTGAGCCAAGGGCGCATTGTCATAGACAAAAAAGCACGGCTGGCCTCACTGAAGTTGCTATAGGTGCTATTCGAATACTCTTGCAGGAAGATGGGCGATACGTTGAACATGCGGGCGATGTCCTCTATCGAAAATCGACGTGACGCTAACCACTCCGCATCCTGGTTACTCATCCCCAGTTGCTCATACTTCATACCACCTTCGAGGATTGGCGTTTTACCGGCGTTTTTGGCCCCTTTGTATCGCTCTAGCGACTCCAGCGCTTTTTTACCCTTGGTGCTATCAAACCACTCAGCAGTTGTGATGATGCCTGACGCCATCATGCCATCCCGCATGATGCTGGCCCCGTGGCGCTGCTGAGATAAACCTAGACCCAATGTTTCCCGACAAATAGTGATAGGAGAGCGCCCCATAAACCCATCATCTGATGCATAGCGCAGGTGTAATACCTCTTCCTGAAGATAGGTGCGGGATACACCGCTAAACGGTTCGGTGATGGTGTATACAAAGCGGTGATCGGATAAACGTTGCGGCACTACCGATGACGGGGAGTAAGGATGCAGCGACTTGGGCTGCCCTTTGTGTCAACGACGGGTAAAAAGTGATCCACTTACATCTCCACCGACGGTCTAATATTGATCCACCGTTTTACTCAGGATTAGCTTCAGCGATAACCCCGGCCTTTCGTTTCTGTTTCAGTCGATAACTCTCTCCTTTTATTTGAACAACGTGTGAGTGGTGTAAGATCCGGTCCAGCATCGCGGATGTTAGCGCCGCATCACCGGCGAACGTCTGATCCCACTGCCCGAACGGCAGGTTGGAGGTCAGGATCATCGCGCTCTTTTCATAACGTTTGGCGATGACCTGGAAGAACAGCTTGGCTTCTTCCTGGCTGAACGGCAGGTAGCCTATTTCATCGATGATGAGCAGCTTTGGTGCCATCACGCCACGGTGAAGCGTTGTTTTATAGCGCCCCTGGCGTTGTGCCGTGGACAGCTGAAGCAAGAGATCCGCCGCCGTAGTGAAGCGAACCTTGATACCCGCCCGTACCGCTTCGTAGCCCATTGCTATTGCCAGATGCGTTTTCCCCACGCCGGATGGCCCCTGCAACACGATGTTTTCGTTGCGCTCTATGAAGCTCAGTGAACGCAGCGACTGGATCTGCTTCTGCGGCGCACCGGTGGCGAAGGTAAAGTCGTATTCTTCGAACGTTTTCACTGCCGGGAAGGCCGCCATCCGGGTATACATTGCCTGTTTACGCTGATGTCGGGCCAGTTTCTCTTCGTGAAGCAGATGCTCCAGGAAGTCCATGTAACTCCATTCCTGCTCCACTGCCTGCTGTGACAGGGCTGGCGCTGCGCTGATCAGACTGTCCAGTTGCAGCTGTTCGGCAAGCACCATCAGCCGTTGATGTTGCAGTTCCACCATCATGCGGCTCCTCTGCAGAACGTGTCATAGATGGATAGCGGGTGGTGCAGTGGCTGCCTGTCGAAGGTCACCAGGCTTTCGTCTACCTGCACGTCATACTGTTTTTTCTCCGTCGGTAGAGCCAGCATGGACTGCTGCTCTTCGATCCAGCGATCGCAGGGACGGGTCTGTATTGTTTCGTGCCTGCGCTGGTTAGCGACATCGTGCAACCAGCGCAGGCCGTAGCGGTTGGCTGTTTCAACATCGACGGTGATCCCCAACGGACGCAGGCGAGTCATTAGCGGGATGTAGAAGCTGTTGCGGGTGTACTGCACCATCCGCTCCACCTTGCCTTTAGTCTGTGCTCTGAAGGGGCGGCACAGCCGTGGAGAGAAGCCCATCTCTTTGCCGAACTGCCACAGTGAAGGGTTGAACCGGTGTTGCCCGGCCCGATAAGCATCGCGCTGTAGCACTACCGTTTTCATGTTGTCGTAGAGCACTTCACGCGGTACGCCACCGAAGAAGCTGAACGCATTACGGTGGCATTCTTCCAGGGTGTCGTAGCGCATATTGTCAGTGAACTCGATATACAGCATTCTGCTGAACCCCAGAACGGCAACGAACACATGAAGTGGTGATTTGCCATTACGCATGGTGCCCCAGTCAACCTGCATCTGTCGTCCTGGCTCTGTTTCGAAGCGCACGACAGGCTCCTGTTCCTGAGGAATGGCAAGTGAACGTATGAACACTCTCAGGATGGTCATGCCACCACGATAACCCTGCTCCGTGATCTCGCGGGCGATGACCGTTGCAGGGATTTTATAAGGATGAGCATCGGCGATGCGTTGCCGAATATAGTCCCGGTATTCATCCAGGAGTGAAGCGGTTGCGGGACGCGGCGTATATTTTGGCGGCTCAGACTGCGCACGCAGATAACGCTTTACGGTGTTACGGGAGATACCCAGTTCCCTGGCGATCGCCCGACTGCTCATACCCTGCTTATGCAGGATTTTAATTTCCATAACTGTCTCAAAAGTGACCATAAGCTCTCCCGAATCAGGAGAGCAGATTAACCCCTGGATCTAATTTCAGGCGTCGGATATGGATCACTTTCGCACCGTTGGTAACACTTTGCGATCCCAGGTAATAACCGCATAGGCATTACCGTTAAGTAAACAGTGGCGCATCATCGTGCGTTTGAATTGGTATGCCGTCTGGCAATCATTCGGTGTCTCATTCAGTAAATAGTCAACCGGATGATCAGAGAGCCATTCCCTGGATTCCCCATTGCCATTACTTTTCACTCGGTACAGGTAGCACGGCATGGTTGCGACCGCCTCACTGATCACCGCTACAGCGTTCATTACCGCTGGCAGGGACTCCGCCGTACTGGCTGAGACATACTCGCCAGATCCAGTATTTGGAATCCCTGCCAACCTCATGAACTCATCAATAGCGAGGCTACGGGCTTCAGCTTTACGCTTAAACGGCCACATGCTTATGCCTCCACCAGTTGCAACCAGCGACGCCGCATTTCAAGCCCCTGGTTTGACCGTGACAATTCAGGGTATTGGGCAAACAGAGATCGATGGGCCACCTCTACTCCGCTTTCTGGATACGCAGGCATGCTGGTTACAGTGATCTCTCGCAGCTCGGCGGCTGTAATAGTGCGAATATAGGGGGTAGGTGTAATGTCCCAAGACTCTTTCAACGCACGGAAACCAAAGCTCATACCGCTCAGGTCGCCACGCTCCACCAGCGTAAGCACATCACGCCCTAACTGGGTATCCGGCGGTGTCAGTTCAAAGCGTAAGCCAGTATCATCCTCACTTAAAATCAATGAGCCAGACGTGGTACGCCCCAATAGCTTGGCATGATCATGCTCATATAACGCCCTTACATCAGTCCCCGCCTTTAAACTCTCAGTAAATGCACCAGGGGAGAACATCTCCACAAACTCATCCCACAGAACTTGCGACGGGCTATTCCAGCGGACGGCATACCCCACCAGCTTTTTATCTGCTGCACCAATGCTGGCTGCGCGGATCTCAAAATCAACCTTTCCCATGCTGGACTCCATCAGAAGTTAAGGGGGAAGCTCCCCCGCCACACTTACTTAACTGCGACCGCGTTCAATTCCAGAACTTTGATCGCCTTGGAGTCGACAACACCACCGCCCAGATATTTATCGGTATGCACCTTGTAGAAACCTGGCTCAGTCAGGTTATCAGGGCGGGTTCGGGTTCCAGTGGTATGATCAACGATGAAATAGCCGCGTTTGAAGTCACCAACGGCCAGGAACGGTTTACCGGCGGCGGCATCAGGCATCGTTTCCAGGTAGTAAACAGGACGCCCCAACAGCATGTCAGGCGAGCCAGCAGTAAGACGGTCACGCCAAATGAAATCACCGTTACTGTTTTTCAGTTTTTGCAGTGTTGCCGCTGTATTGGAGTTCATCACCCAAACAGCATTTTTGCGATACTTGGATTTCAACTTAAACAACAGATCGATCAGGCCATCAGCGGTAACTGAAGCAACGGACATTTTTTCCAGTGTGCCAAACGGTCGGGTCTTATCATCAGTCGCCGCACGCGGATAAGACAAAAATCCCTTGGATTTTTTGAGTGCATCACCATTAACGAAATCATCATCTTCAGTAGCAACAAAGGTGTCCCCGATCTCAGAAGAGAGCCAACCCAAAATATCGACTTCGGAGAAGTCTAAGATCTCTTGAGTCGTCTTTGGATAGGCATAAATCGGATAGACCTTGATGGATACTTCTTCCATCTTGGGCGTGGTAGTTTCGGTTCGTGCCTCGCCCTCAGTGCCACGATTCACACTGGCACCACCAACGGAAACCAACTTTTTATATTCGCTGGTCTTAGTCGTCTTCACCGTGGCGATCTGGCGCATCACGCTATCATCCTGCAACTGTCGCATGATCTCTTTGTCCAGTTCAGGGATAACGGTATAACCGCCATCAGCACCGGTAGCCGTAGACAGCGCACGGGATTCCCCCGTAAGGATGTAGTGGCGCAGCTCTGCATTACCGATAGCACCAGGAGGCAATGCCGCCGTTTCTTTGTCCGCCTGGCTACGTTCCTCATCAGCCAACAGCTCATAGCGTGAGATGTCAGCGGCCAATGACTCAGATTGGTGGCGCAATTCATCGAATTGTTTGGTTTCGTCTTCCGTCAGGCTGCGCTTCTCCTCTTCTGCTTTGTTCAGCAGGGAACGCATCTGGTTGGTAAGGTCTGCCTTTTTCTGGCGCAGTTCGATCAACTTTTTCATGTGGTGGTTTCTCTCAATAGTGAATAGTGGGACGTGAAACCAGCACGGTAAGATAGAGGTCGCCTAATCAGATAGGGTGGGAATTAAGCGACCAGGTGGCGGCTCACGTCTGAGTGCCACCCATAAAGATATACATTAAAAATATAAATAAAATACCCATCAAAGACAGAAGCAACCGCGAAAAAACATGAGAACAAATAATTTACAAAAAAAAATTTAGAAGATATGGTTGTTAACTACGCTACCTAACTGGAGGTATTCATGTCTGACCAAGCTATTATGCAAGCACTTTTTATCCAACAACGTATCCAGATTATGCATATTGGTAAGCATCATAATGAGTTCAGCGATGCTTACCTGTATGCTTGGGAGTCTGGGGTGTATCCAGCACTTAATGACACTGATGGCAGTGTTCCTAAACACCCACATGAACCTTATGCAAGGTTCTTCTCAGTCTCGAAGGAAAAAACGCTATCCCTTTCAAAGCGACTTGATGATGCTTGGAGAAATAAAGAGAGACTAACATTCTATAATCTTGAAGATGAGCTAGATGTTGGATACAAATCGACCTGGGATAGATGTGAGCTTCTACATATTTGTAGATATTTATATCTAAGCGATTGCTTTGATGAAATTTTTTGGAAAACACTCGTAACAAATGGAGAGTGTCCATGCGAAGCTTTCAGCATAACTTATCCATTTGATAGAAAAGAAGACATTTACTTTATGTGATAAATAATCTTCATATTAAAATATTACCCATAGCACAAGTGTTATTGATTAATCATATTATACCTCACCTAATTGGTGAGGTTTTTATATATGGAGACATGAAACTCCTGCAATCTCAGGAAGTGAATATTTGATCTCTCAAATCTGGGGAGACATGAACACCATTATTTATACCATTGTTAAAATGGGCAAGCGCAACACATAACTATTAGGGATGTAGTTGCCACCACTCCCGAGATCTCAGGAGGTAAATATTTGAGCTCCTCAAAATTGGGGAGCTCAAATTTTATACATAAAAATACAGGAGCCAGCCACCAATGACGCCGGAACAGATAGCAGCGCTAACCATCGCAGCAATGGAGCATGATGGCCACCAGCTCAGTGAGGCAGACAAGAGGGAGATCCAGCGCAAGGCAGCAGATAGCAGAACATACAGGCGGCGATTCAGAGAGATGATGCACTCACCCGCCTACCAGTGGAAGAAGCCAGCATCGCCGCGCAGGTGATACCCATCAACGTTCCTATAACATGTGATGCTCGCTGTAGGGGGTGCGAATTTTTTCGCATCCCCCCATCTTATTGATTTTGTTACAGAGTGCATTTTTGCATTCTGGTGTAACTAATTGATTTTGTTCCAAAGCACTTTTTTGCACTCTGGTGTAACTCATTGTTTATCCAATCCATCGTCACTTTGACTCCGCATCGGATAGCCATCCGGTAAACATCGGCCAAAAATTTAGCCGATGATGCTAAGCCAGATTTTTGGCTGAGTATTGAACTCAGGAAAATTTTTCGCTGAATGATATGCGCCTCAGTTATCCACCCGCCCCACTCCTGAGATTCCAGGACTGCATAGGGGGTGAGCATTTGATCTCCCCAAATTTGGGGAGATCCCCGAATAGCGTGGCCTCCGGAAAAACTACCCTAAATTAGGGCAGTAAGCCGCCCACCAGCACAAACGCATTTTTAGCATTTTCATCTTTTGCCCGTGGTGTTTTTAGCGTTTTGGCCTCAAGGTGTTCATACTCTTCATTTCTGATTTTAAATCTTATATATCAATTGATTACACATGAACACGGGGTGAGCATGAGTGTTCACACGTATTCATATAAATTTAGTCTCTATGAACACCTATGAACACCTTATGAATACTTAAAAGAAAGGCATTCATGGTTTAACATCATGTTTTATATATATTTTATTTAAAACATGAACACCATGAACACCTTTGGCTCGTGTTTGTTATGCGACAGAATAATATTCTATTCTATGGCCTTTCCCCTCCATGTACTGGTAGCCAATCATCGGCGTTCTCTTTTAGATTAACGTTGGTGACAACCCCGTTCATCTTCCTCTCTCGTCGGTACTCGTGATTGAACTCCCGCAGAGTGGTTATCATCCCTTCGGTGAACTTGTTCAGCGTTAGTGGCCTGTCATGCCCGTTAGCCTCAAGATAAGCAAGGTAGGCGTGATAGACACACGCCCGTGGCCTGTAAGGCGGGTTTTTATTGCCGACAAACATACCGACACACTCCGCCAACTGGTTCAAGTAAGAGCAGAACGCATAAAGGGGATCGGTTTTAATCTTCACCTCTAGCGCCTCGTCACTATCACGCTGCTCGATGAGTAGCTGCCTGGCCGCCTCTGGGTCTGCGAACGTCGCCAGCAACCGGCGCACAATAACGGGGATTTCCTCGGCTATCTTCTCCGCAAGTGCAGGATCTTTGTCTTCATCACTAACGCGATTATTGAACTGGAAGATCACCCGGCGCCGTGCTACACCTCCCGCCCGCTCGCTAAATATCATCGGCGCGTTATTGGTGGCGATAACCACCGCCCGCAATATGGCGGTGTATTGGTGCTCATTCTTCGGATCTATCTCTACAGCGTCACCGCCGGTGATGGCCTTGATCCCCGTTCCCTCCCCACTGTATTTGGGCTGATCTGGCAGGGTAATGACGCGCTTACCGACAAACTGCGCACGGCCACGGGCTGAATCTAGTGCTGCCATGTTGCCGCTTGCCGTGTTGTGCTCGCCCGCCAGTAACGTTGCCACCTTGGTAAATATGCTCTTACCGCTTCCCCCATCACCCGTAATCTCTAGAAATAGCTGCCAGTCGTAACGGTTTGCCATCACCATGAACAAAGCAGCGCAGATAGTCTGCATCTTCCTAGGTTCATTGCTGGCCGCATGGCTTAACCAGCGGTGGAAATGCGGTGCGCTGTCGTGCAAGTTCTCCCCGCTGGTAGCTGCCGTGTAGGTGATCCCGTTATGGCTGGTTATGCCGTTCTCTGGGGCGTGTTGACTGAATATCCCCGTCTTGAGGTCATACACCCCATTACTAAACGCGATAACGTCGCTAATCGGCTCTGGCAATGCCGGAACCTGTATTTTTAGCGTCTCCACAATGCTGTTGATCTTGCGGCTGCTGTATTCGGTGTCGTTCTCCTCATAGATCGCCACCATTTCACGGCGTAGCTCAATCAGCGGGGTTCTCTCCCATATGCCATCACTGTAGATATACACGGTCTCACTTTCCGTATGCATGGCTATACCGTCATAGCGAGCAGCCAGCAGAGATGCACGGTCATTCTCCGACATAAAGCGCAGATCGACCTCCTCCGCACTCGATGCTGTCGCCAACCCCTCCACCAGCGCTTTATCTGATCGCAATCGCTCAAGCTGTCCCGTCCAATCCTCGACCTGCTCCCCAGCATCGTTGAGCAGGTAAGCCCGCTTAATCCCAGCGGTGGCCAACTTGGTGGCGATAATAGTCAGATCAGCCTCGGACAGATCGCCAGCGCGATAAACACGGGCAGAGTGCCGACCGTTATCGATGATCTGCAAATCGTTAAGCGCAGCGAGCTGCTGGCTATCCAGCACCACAGGTGGCACATCGTCGCCGTTGCGGTTGTTCTCCTGATACCGCTTAACCTCATCCCACGCACGATTACCAGCGATAATGACCGCCTCAGTCGCTTTGTCGCGCGGCAAAAACTTAACATTCGGGGCTTGTCTCATTTCTTCGCCCTCTCGTTCTTGGTGAATTTGCCGATTAGCGGGTGATACCAGTATTTACTGCCGATCTTGCGCTTCGCCCTGGTGGTGACAATCTCCGCCGCCTCGTTAAAGCTGGCCTCATGCGCAATAAGCTGTCCACTATGTCGAGCCGTAGCGACTCCCGTAGCCTTAGCCAACTCCTCCGCCTTGCCCGTAGACAGCCCATACGCCCCGGCCAGTACGCTGATATGGTTGTAGCCCTCCGGTAATCCGGTTTTCTGCTGCAACGTCTCCAGAACGGTTATGCGGCGATCCATCTCAGCCAGGCGCTGATAAAGAGCCTGCATTTCGGTAATAGTGATCATTTGTTTGCCTCCCCGCTCTGGTGGGTACGGATGGCATAGTCAATATTGCTTTCCGCTAACGCGATACCCTCATGCAATCGTGCAATGTTGGAGATAAAAGTACCCAATAAAGCAATATCTGAGCGCCCCACCTCATCGGCTGCATCGTTTGATGTTCCAGCTATAAACAGCAGCTTTCCGATAACACCAAGGCCATCGATAAGGCTTTCCCGCGTTCCCGAGGCTGCGGCGATACATTCCTTAGCTTCATCGGCTGAACACTGATAGAAACTATTCACCAGCCAGTAAGCATCTTTAGACATTATGGGCACCCCCACGAATTGCGATTTCTTCAATAAGCCAAGCAGCTACATCGCCAGAGAGTTTCTTTACCAATGTGGCTACTGATGACACGTCCACATCTGTAAGTTCGTGGGGATGATCTTCAAGCAACCTACAAACCAATTCGGCCTGTTGTGCCATTTCTGCCACTTCATTAATCGTTCTTTCATGCGCCATGCTGCACCTCCTGAGCGGGTAAACGAGCGGCAAAGAACAACAACCATCCCGGATTGCTATCACGGGCTTCCTGTTCGCTAGAGGCGACGACTTGTAGAACGATGGGGGATACGTCCGGCGCACTGACTGGAACAGCCAGGAACCGCCAGATGGCTTTATTTGGGGTGAATGATGCCCGCCCCGTTAGGGGTGTGTTACGATTAAACATAGCTGCCTCGCTAGGTTAGTTAGCGTTGGTGGTCAGACGCCTCGGTAGTGGTGACACACTCCGGGGCGTTGCTTTTTGGTATGCACCTGTCATACACTTGATAACCACGTCAAGATAATCAGGTGTCAACCAAATGTCAACCATTAGTATCAAAGGAAAAGGTAATAAGCAGATCGCTTTACGAGTAGAACCCGAATTAGAGGCGGGTATAAAACAAGCATTGGCACAAGATGGCGATGCATCTGTTTCCGCCTGGATAAAGCGCATAATCAGAAAAGAGTTACAGCAGCGTGGCATCGAGCCAAAAGGCTGACGCTTGACCAGATCGATCAGCGTGTTATGCTGAGTCTGTATCAGCTTTGTGCTTTGACATTGGCCGCCGTGCAGGGCGGCTTTTGTTTTATTTAACACCAGAAGTACCTCCCTTGAAGTTAAGCGGTAACTGACTCAGGTTTTTAACCAGATATTCCGCTTTCTCCAGCAGTACCAAATCATCCTGACGTCTCCTCAAGCGGCGACCTGCATCACTTGAATCCTCATCAGAGAACTGACGAGCGGAAGTTACTATATGTTGAAGCTCATCGATGGTATGGGCTAAATAACCTCCCTTCTGGCGCTCCAGCTCTTCCATGTAGTCATATACTGCCGCTTGAAGCTCGTAGCTATAGCTCATGGCCATCAAGCAGGCTTCGCGCTTAGGGAAGTTATAAATATTTCGCTCTACCTTCCCGCCAGTACCATTGATGTAAGAATCAGATGCAAAAAATTTTGCAGCTGCTCCACCTAATACTTTTTGGACTTTTTTCATGAAACTTCTGTGTTCAAGCTTTCTGAATTGTTTACATGGAAACTTCAGCCCTTGATCCTCAGATTTTAATTTCCGATCAGCATTAATGTAATCGACCATTTCTAAACTGCTCATGGTCGGCACGGAATTATCCATCAGGCTGATTTTAGGTTGATTTTGGCCGCTGCCAGCCAAGGCAGTTATTTTTTTCATATTCGATTACCTGTAGTTAATTAAGCAGGTTTGCGGCTGTACGGGTTATTGACGCTCTCAACTGCGGGCGGATTACGAACCCACCAGAGCACATCCGAAAGGAGCCAGGCACAGCTATTGCGGCCAAAGTGACAGCGTGGTGGGAAGCGCCCTTGCTGCTCCATTTTCCAACGGCTAGAACGGGAAAGGCTGGTGATCTCACTACATTCTTCTTCACGAATACGGCGGTCAAACTTGAAGCCGTACTCCTCCAGAAGAGTGCGGCGCTGTTCAGGATTAGGCGGGGTAAAAGTGATATTTGGCATGTTGCCTCCACTGTTTCTACGTTGTGTGAAGGCTATTCTTAGATATTTTTAGGGAATATATAATTGGCGATATTTCATAATACATGGCATTAAAATCGCCATTGGTGGAAAAAGCGAGAAACTAAGCTAGTTATCGCCATTGGCGTAAAACAGTATTATATTACCAGTTTTACGCCAATGTTATCGAGTGGTTGAACGTACTTCATCAATGGAAATTTCTTCATCTAGAAAAACTGAGCTAATCGCGGCAGTAATATTATGGAGCGGTGTATTAAAAACACCCTGAAAAAACATTGATAATCGCCGAATAAAGAATGCTCTTTTAACTTGACTCTTTCTCTTAATCACAGAGTCATAGGTGGTATTTTGTGCTTTAGAATATATATCTTGCAATAATGAACTTACTGGAGGCGCGGTTACTCCAACATCCCCCCATGCATTACTCACAACATTATCTAAATTATCATTTATTGGAATATAATTCCCATATTCTAATCTGCAAAATTTATCCAAGCTAAAATCGATCCTCTCTCTTGCTTTTTCATTAGCGCAGCGCTTTTTGAAATTATCAAAGTAGTATTTATGACTAACATAATCCATCAAACATCTATCTAATGGAGTATTTGCAATCTCCTGACATAAAGCTAAGGAAAGTTTATTTATTTTATCTAACTTCCGCTTCTTTTCATTAGGTGTCAACAAGCTCCAATCATCCGGCCCAGGATAAATAGTAGCGATTTCATTACAAAGAGAAATATAAAACATAGATGGAGCGGGGCATTCTTCTGCACGTTTCTTCAATGCAGGCCATACCAAGGACATTCGCGTATCGTTGATCATTTTATGCAAAACTTCCTTTCCGGATATTTGCTCACTCCATAAATTAGAGTCTAATACGCAACCTATTGAATCAAGCTCAGCCTTACTTTTTTCCGGTGGAGCTTGCTTAAAATCTGGCAACAGATCTGATTCATACAAAGCTATGGCTATTTCATCTACATATTCAAAATATTCGTTCATTTTTCAGCGGCCTTTAAGATAACAATGTTAGAGTGATTGCCTGCAAGAAGTTCTAAGCGATCATACCACTTGTTCAGAGAGTCCAGCTTCTCCGGCAAGTACAGGCTACGGTTATAAATCGCCATAACTCCCGGCATCGAGTGCCCCAGCAACTGCTCAACAACATGTGGTGCTATACCCATATTATTCATGTGTGTTGCTAAGGTTCGTCGTAGATCGTGCAGTGTCCAGGGGGAAGAATGCCCAAGTTTTTTATAAATGCTACGGCCCCACTGGCTAACCGCTTCGCTATTCTTCATAACCCCGAGAAGATATCCCGACTCTTTTGTCTCATCATGTAGTTTTTCAATAAGCGGGCGCATTGCATCAGGAATAGGTCGTACAATTTTTTCACCCCCCTTACTATGAGATTTTGGGACCGTCCATATCCATGCATCCATATCCCATTCTATCCACTCAGATAGCCTGGCTTCATGAGTACGGCAACCAAATATAGTGATGATCCTGAGCAGATTTGTATAGTAAGGCAGGAATGTATCACCAGCCGATACAGCCCCCCACAAATCACCGATTTCTTTATCGTTCAGAACCCGATCTCTTTTGGCTTGCTTCTTTCCTACGTCTGGAATAGTTAGATCCTCAAGCGCAGTGCTGATGGCATAGCGACGAACGCGGCAAAACTTTAATGCCTGCTTGCACATCTGAAAGACATAGCCAGCAGCAACTGGCGTTCTCCTCTTCATCCGATCAAAGCACTCCAGCCAGTAACGAGTTTCGCAATCAGCAAGCGCTATTCTCCCTATGTAAGGGTAAATATGTTTGCGCAGTTCTGCCTTATGTCGCTCAACGTTCGCACGGTTTTCTTCTGCGTATTCGCGTATCCAATATTCGATAGCTTCCTGCACGGTAACTGGTTTGAGCGTTTCCTGAGTAGTTAGCGCCAACTGGTGCTTTGGATCTTTGCCTAAGGCCAACCATTGGCGACATTTATCACGCGAAGAACGGGCCTCTTTGAGGCTCATATCCGGGTAGCGCCCTAGAGTCAGCCGATGCAACTTCTGCCCGCCGAGTCGGTAAGTAAACACCCAGCTAATACCACCAGCTTTCGTTACCTTTGCGCTTAGTCCTGCGCCATCAGCATAAAACTCAATCTTACTGGCCGGGATGCCATGTAATCCCTTTAGCTTCCTGTCGCTCAGTTTGTTAAGTTCGCCAGCCAT